CCCAGCCGCTTCCATTTGAGATTGAATATTTGCTACCGCTTCATCGTCTCCGTCTTCTTGTGCTTTCTGAAGTTGTGAAGCAAACTCTGCTTGAACTGCTGTACTTTGAGCAATTTGATCTGTTAAATTAGCCGCTAATTCATTCTGCTGATCTTGTAAGTTATATAGACTATTTAAATCGGTTGGCAATGGATCAGGAAGATCTATGTCAGAAATATCAGCAGGAGTCGATTCAGTTGCTCCCCCGGATTCTGTTTCAGGATTTACTCCTGTTTCTTCAGCATTTGTATTACTGTCTGACTTTGTAGGTACTTCTATACCTTTAGAATTAGATCCAGCTGTTCCTTTTGAAGGCCCAAATAAACTCTTTAATCCACCTATTCCTAATGCCGCGGCTGACATTACAGATTTGTTTGCTAATAAGCTAGCGGCAGTTATTCCGCCTGCTAAAGGATTACTTAACCCTTGTAATCCTGTTACTGCTCCGAATACATTTGACGCTCCGGTACCATTTAATGCGTTACCTACACTACCTAATACACTTAATGGACTAGGAGATTGATCATAATGTATAGTAGCAAAGCCGGGGGGATTGCCAACTGATACTTGTCCAGTTCCATACAGTACTGTTTCGAAGGCAATTGTCATTTTATTTTCAGCGACCTTTTTGCCATCGCTTACATCTAACTTATCGTGTTGCCATTCTGTAATAATTGGGTTGACTAATGTGTAAGATGTAAATTGCTGTTGATTTAACTGATACAATGTAATGCTGTTAAAGAACGGAACTGTCTGTCCGTTATTAAGACCGTAATCGCCTGGCTGATGTAACATTGAATTATTTTGATATTGGTTATTAGGAATGTAACCTGCCGGAGTATTTCCAACGGCTTTCTGAACAGCACCACCTATAGCACTACCAATCATACTACCAATACCACCGCCTAATGCCTTGCCTACCATTGCTCCCATTGACGGTGTTTGTATACTTCCTACTAATGAATTTTGTCCATCAGCATAGTAATAATTGTAATAATAAACCCACAATCTATGAGTAACGTTACTCATATCATCATGGAATGTTAAATTTATGGGGTTATAATTTATTTTTTTCTGTACTAATGTCTTCTTGTTATATTGATTTACATATTCTTGTTCAACTGTAAATTTAGGTAAGTCTGCTGACTTAACTAACATCCCTAGTTCTTGTTGATGGCGTCCTGGCCAATCGTCTACTGCTTGTAGGGTTGATTTAATAAGACCTAATAGTCCACTACCTTGACCAGGGCCTACTGCTCCACCTGCTGATCCTTGTATAGCTGATTGACTTATATCAAAGCTAACATAAAAGATCCAGCCATTCTTAGGGGCAAGAGCAAATTGATTGTCGACGAATAATCGTGCGGCATGTTGATAATCTCCCATGTTTCCATGGGGGTCTAAGAGTCCGCCTAATACGGGTTGTAAATATGATCCAAGTGACATGCTAATATTTAGTCATAAAAAAAGCCCGGGGAATTCCGGGCTTTTCGATTGCCTTGCTACTTAACCTGTAATCAATGAACCTAATGTACGGCCAACTTGTTGACCTAGGCCCAATGGGTTTCCAGCACCATCTGTTTGGATTGCATTATCAAATTTAATTGTCATTGCGATTTGAACAGCTTCACTGGTCTTATAATCTAATTGTTGATAGTCAGCATCACTTAAGAAGCAACCGTCGATTTCCCATGTTTCTAAAACATTAGGAGTATCAGCGCCGTTACCACCATCAAGCATTTCAATGATAGTAGTAAACTTGTAGTCGATACCGCTACTAGCAGAAGCCTGCTCATAGAAGTCGAATTGTTTCTGTAGTTGTTCGCCAACTAGTTTTGTAACAGCACCAGTCATATCGTCACGTACTGTTAGAGTCATATCGCCCCATGAATGTTTACCAGCAAGTTTTACCTTACTGTTATAAACGTCAATTACGATTTCTTCAAATGTAACTTTAGGACGAGTAACGTCAACAACTTGTTTTGTGATTTCAGTAGTTGGACTACTTACACCAAAGTTGCTCAATGTAACTCTAAAACGATACTTTAGCTTAGGCATCAACAAGCCTTGATTGCTTGATGATTGGTCTGTGCTTAACGGTACTGTAAATCTGCTTAAACTTGCGATTGCCATATTATTTGCTCCTGTCCTATATATTTACCATTAAGCCCCGGCTTTAATTGCGCCAGTATTTTCTAAGCGTAATGGAATGTAAATGAATTCCACTGACTTAACTGGTTCAACCGCAATGTCAATCCAAAGTTGGTTTTGGTCAATTCTTGTTGGAGTATTGTTTGACGTATCGCAAACTACAATGTAGTCGTACAATGCTCTTTGTCCTACTAGTTGTAATAGGAAACTTTCAATTGTTCGTTTGATCTCACCACGAGTGATTTGATCGTTTGGTTCAAACAAGTATGGTTTCGCAATTAAACCTAGTTGACGACGGATATATGCTGTTAAACGAGCAACGTTGATACGATCTAAACTGCTTGCTGCACTAGCACGAGTGTATTGACCCATTACAACAATACCAGAACCTGATAATGTTGCGATTGGGTTAACCTTAACTTGTGCCATAACATCACGTGTACCCTCTGGTAATGCTGTTGTATGGAACTCAGACTGATCATCTAAGTAACCTACTGAACTTACGTTGTCGACTACACCACGGCGTAAACCTGCTGGAGCAAACCATGGATAACTCTTCTGGTCGCTTTCTGCGATTGTACGTAACATAATGTGGCTTGGTGGAACAACAATATAGTTTCCAGTATTGTCTGTTGTATATCCACTTGGGTAGTAGAAAGCCATGTAGTCGTCATAACTTACTGCGCCATCTGGACCGTTATCAAACGCACCGTTACTATTATTACCCCATGCTAACAATGAAGTAGCATCTGGTGTTAATGTAAATGGTGTATCACCGATAACAAACGCTGTTTGTGAACGATCAGCATTCAATTCAATTAAGTTTTGAACAGCTTCTGGATAGCCTGGGCAAGCAATTAAGTTGAATATTAATGTATCAGTATCACGAATTGCTGAACTTGTGTCGATTAATGCTTTTAATGATTTAACAACTAAACCACGTTGAGCATGTTGACCAAAGCTACCTACACCTTCTGGAGTGTTAGGACTTACAGTAACCCAACGTGCTGTGTTGTATATAGTGTTGCCACCAGCACCGTCCATAAACTCGTTATTGTAACGAATGTTTTTACCACTGTTAGAATATACGTTGATATAGTTTGACTGATAACGTTTTACGTTAAAGCCAGAACGACGTAGGTTCCATAGGCGTGTACCTTTTGGATATAATGCTGGATCTGGACTATCTGGATCAACATAATCACTTACTAACAACGATTGAATTGTTGATGGTGTAGTTGCTTGTCCGCTTGTTGCGTAACGAGCATCATAGAAAATCCAACCATTTGGTGTTGTATGATCTGTAGGATCTTGTTGAACCCATTGTAGAGTTTGGCCGTTCCATACATAGATCTCTTGTCCGTATTTTGTAATATCTGCTGTACTGATCCAGATATCGCCGTTTACTAAGTCTGTACCATCGCTTTGGCCGCCTGTTAGTAATGGAGCAGTTGCGCTGATGATAGGACCGTTTGGATCTGTATTTGGATATACATTTTTGTAACCACGGAATTTAGTACCATCGTGAATCATGATATCTACTTCGTCAACTACTGAACTGTACCAATATGTACCGTCTGCTGGTTCTTGGAATGGAGCAATTTGAGTTGCTTCAAACACTAGTGGTTGCCAGTTAGAAGCACGATATGTATAACCATCTGTATCATACATGCCAGTAGCGTAGAAGTTTGATGTACCAGTAGCAACTCCAGTATTAACATTACGTGACCATGCTGTATAGCCCATGAATGCTAGTGGAGTATTTGTACCGTCTAAGAAACGAATTTCGCCGCCTGTGCTGTGACTGATTGTTAATTGATATGTTGAAGCATTATATGTAGCAGAAACATATTGGAAGCCATTTGAGCCTGCGTTGATATATGTAGCAACATCTTCTAATGTATCACCTCGGTTAATTGTAATAACTGCTGGAGTACTGAACTCACCGCCTGCGATCATTTCTTTTAGTGTAAATGTACTTGTTGAAGTGAACACCAATTCAGACGATGCAGTCGGAGTTGTAACTGTTGTTGGTCCAGTAGAAACTCTGCGAAGAATTTCAAACTCAGCCAATTGTGGTTCACCTGCTAGACCTACACCGTTATCATAGTTAGTATCGATATAGATTGAGCCTGTAGCAATTTTTCTACCTAATCCAGCTGAATCTAAACCAGCAATAGCAAGTTCAGGTGCTGAGTATAAAGGTGCTGCAATTTCTGTCCATGCGCCACTTGCTGCACTGTATGTTTTAACATCCCATGAAGCGCCTTGGTTAGGACTTGTTGTCTTGATGTATACAGAACCACTTGGAGCACTTGTAAAGTCTGGATAAGCTGTATGTGGACCTTGGAATAATTGTGGTCCTTCATATGTACCAGCAGATAGACCTAACGCTGTTAACAATGTTGCTGTGCTACCAACTTGGATGTTGATCTTACCATCTTGTACATCTTTGTTTTGAATTGTAACTGCTGGAATGCTTGTATAAATTCCAGATTGAACTGTAATTGCGCTCAATCCGCCATTTGATACAGTAACGTTAGTTACAGTACTTCCGCTAACAACAACTGTTGGAGCAGTAGCATAGTCAACACCAGGAGCAGTAACTTGAATACTGTCAATATCAAATGTTAAGTTTAACGTACAACCAGAACCTGTGCCACCTGTTGTTGAAACAGGGTTGGTGGGAATTGCTGTGTATTCACCTTGGTTGCTAATTGTAGCCGCTAAAATTGCGCCAGTTAATGTATTAACTGCTGTAACTGTAAGTTGAGCAATAGATGTTGATGTAGTAGCAGATCCACCTAGAACTGTAAGAACGTTACCAACTGCGTAGTTTGTACCGCTGTTAGCAAATGTTTTAGCGTGAACTTCCATAATTGCGCTAGCCACTGCACCGCTTGCACCGTTACTAGCCGCTGTAGCATCTGCGTATAACTGAATATAGTTACCTGTACCAACTAATGCGTTAACACCGTGTGTACGCATAACGCTGTTGATACTTGAAACCATAGCGTTTAAGTTAGTACCTCTTAATATAACAGTTTGACCGTTAATAAGAACTGTAGCATTATTGTAAACTGTTAGATCACCTACAACTGTTGTGCCGGTTACTACTGGGAAACTTGTTTGCCAGCATGTTGATTTGAATGAAACGCCTGCTGTAAATCCTGTTTCTGTGTTAGAACCAACTACTACCCAGTTACCTGCTGTATTTTTATACCATAAAGTAATTGTGTTAGCACTTGTAGCAACAATAGCGTATGTACCAGCAACTCCTAAACTTGCTTTAGGAGTATACATATCGTTCATTAGATATGTGGCCGCGCTGTCGTTATCAATAACAACAGGAATTTGATTAGTAAATGCGCCAGCTACTTCGTCCCATTGGAAAATACCCCATAGTGTATTTGAAGTAGTATCTAACCAATATGTACCATCAGCCGCCGCACCCTCTGGGGAACTAGCTTCTGGCATTAATTGACCTAAGTCTAAATCTGCTCTGGCAACGTATGCTTGTGAGCTAACGCCTAGTAAACTGTATGCGGCTTGTAGACCGTATTCGTTTAGTTCGCCGCCGTTAATTGGATTACCGCCAGCATCTGTATAGAAGCTTGGAGTACCGAAAGTATCAGTAAGATCTCGCTGACTTGTTACTACATATACTTTGCCAGCGTTAGCTTGTTGAGTACCAACTGCGATACCTGTACCGCTAGCATTTTGTTTGTCTTGTGCAGAAGCAACGATAATTAGTGGAACAGTTCCTGGAGCCGCTGGGCCATAAAAACTTTGATCGATTACTTGTACTTCTACGCCTGGTGAATTAAGTGCCATTTGTCATTCTCCCATAAATGGATTTTCTTTAATATATTTAGTGTGGTTTGGTAAAAACAACCGGATTAAATACATCTGAAAAGGGCACAAAAAGGGCGGTATGAGAAAACTATGTAAAACTTGCGCTAGTAGACCTGTAGCAGTGAATTATTATAAAGAGGGCAGACCTTTTTATAGGTCTCAGTGCGATCATTGTTCTAGAGGTAGGGGAAATGGAACCCCTGGCTGGAAACGTGCGGGGTATAAAAAGAAAGATCAGTGTGACAAGTGCGGGTTCAAATCTAAGAGCCTGGAGATCTTTAATGTATTTTATGTAGACGGCGATTTAAACAACAATCGCCCTAACAATTTAAAAACTATATGTGCGAACTGCCAGCGTGTTCTTCATAAGGAAGGAGTTCGTTGGACTCAAGGGGATCTGACACCAGATTTTTAACTTGGGCATAAAGATCATCAATGCTAGTATTATTGTCTAGCACAAAATCAAAGTTTGTACCAACCCAAGCAGTTTCGCTAGCATGAATTCCGGCACGTTCTAATCTAACTTTACTGGTAGACCAAGTAACGTTACCGTCTGGCCCTCGGTTGGCACTAACTGCGGCATCATACCATTCGGGTTCTGGACCACGTACAACACGTACTACAATTCCGCCTGCGTCTTTAATTGATTTAATTTCATTAGGAAAACGACAATCGCTAATAACAATATCGTCTTTACTATTGCGTAGTTTATTTTCTAATGCCGCAATCCAAATATCATCATGGAATGATTTACGACAAACTTCAGTGCCCCAATATTGTAGTACCCAACGTGGAGTTAAATGTGGCATATTTAAGCGTTCTGCCCACCATGGATCTACTTGTTCACGCCATTCACGGGCTTGCTTTGTACGGCCTTCTAGCATTGTTCTATCCCAACCAAAGACCATACTAACAGCATCTTTCAGTGTATTCGCAAAACTCTCTCGTCGAAATCCATGAAAATTTGTAAGATAATCAGCAATAGTATCTTTGCCAGAACCAATAAAACCGCACACACCTATAATCATAGTATCTCCTAACGATACTTTAATTATATTAAGGAAATATTACAATGTCAAGAATTAGGTTAACCAATTACAAAAGTTAACGGCTGTCCGCCATCTTTGTAGTTAATAATGTCTTGCTCTAGCGTTTCCATTTCAGCTTTGCCTTCTGCTTTGAGCTGTGCGCCATTGAGACTTGTGCCGCCTTGCGGGCTAGCAATTTGAGCAAACTTTTCACGTGCTTCGCCTAACATAACTTTACAGTTTGCTAGAGCATAATCTTTAATCCACACGCCGGCGTAGTTGTCTTGGAATAAAGTAAAATCAGGACGTTGATTATACATCCACAAAAGAACACTTTCAGATCCTTGCGGACGTTGACTAATACGTAGACGTCTTGTAGGTTGGTCAAATTCAAAGTTGATAAAACTACCAAACATCTTGCCTACTAAATTTTGATAGCTAGCAAAGGCAAAATATGTGGCTAAACCGCCCATATTACTTGTGCTTAACAAATAGGTGTTTGTGTAGGCTAAGTTGAACGGTTCAAATAGACTACCTCCGTCACCTCCGCCTGTTCTAGAACCAATACTTCTACGAAATACCTGTCTAACTGAAATAACTTCCGGAGCAAGTATGTATTCATTAACATCTTGTTGTAGTGTCAAAAACGCAAAACTTTCTTCAGTAGAATGTTGGCTTCGTTGACGGTACTTTAACAGCGCACGTTTAATTGCGATATCGTAGTGTTTTGGGTCTAATTCGACGTCAATCATACCGTCACCTAGGAAGGTTTTGATATAATCTACTACGTCTTTGTATGCTGTATCTAAGTCGCTCATACTTTTATTTACCATAAATAGTAGACTATGCCAAGACTCTCTCTTTACCGTCCCGAAAAGGGCAATGATTTTAAAATGCTCGATAGGGTTATTAACGAGCAATTTCAGGTAGGCGGAACTGATATTTTTATTCACAAATATATAGGTCCGCAAACTGCCGCGCCCGCTAGCACAGAAGGAGGAGTTCCTGGTGTTGCTAATGCTACTACACCTGAATTAGGAATTCAGGACGTAATTTTCATGGAAAATAGAGATAGAAAGTACGATGCTGATATCTATAGTATTCGTGGAATTTACACAATGAACGACATTGACTTTAATTTAAGTCAATTTGGATTGTTTTTAAATAGCGATGATATTATGATTACATTCCACTTAAGAAATATAGTGGAAACAATTGGTCGTAAATTAATGGCTGGAGATGTTTTAGAACTTCCTCACTTAAAAGATGAGTATGCCAGTAACGATGATTTAGTAGCATTGAAAAGATTTTATGTAGTGACTGACGTAAGTCGTCCTGCGTCTGGTTACAGTCAAACATGGTACCCACATTTACTACGTGCTAAAGTAGGACCATTAGTTGACAGTCAAGAATTTAGTCAAATTCTCAATGCTCCGGCAGGAGATGGCAATAAAACATTACGAGATGTTATTAGTACATATAATCAGAATATTGCTATTAATAATCAAATTGTTGCCCAAGCAGAAATTGACGCTCCACTAAGCGGATACGACACAACTCCATATTATGTTTTACCGTTAGAGGATCGAGGAGACGGAGAAGATACCTTACAGTTAGAAGATGCTAGTGATACTGAGCTCGATGCTAGTTTAGATAATCCTGCTGTTGATGCTAGTGCTGTATTTGAAAGTCCTGCTAAAGATCTTTATATAGGATACATGACTGGTGGAATGCCACCTAATGGCGCTCCTTACGGATTTGGAATTGCATTTCCAACACAAGGAATTGTTACAGGACAATTTTATCTTAGAACAGACTTTGTACCTAATCGTTTGTTTAGATTTGACGGACAAACATGGGTAGCATGGGCTGACAATTTAAGAATGACTATGTCAAATACTTACGATGCTAACGCAACAAATCAAGATCTAACACAACCGCAAAGTAGTACAAGTACAAGATTAACACAGACTACAAGCTTCATTAACAATAATAATACTGCTACAATCGCAGGTCAAATTGTTCCAGAGCGCCAAGCACTAAGTAAAGCATTAAGACCAAAGGCAGATAATTAAAATGGAATTTTTCTACGACGGCCAAGTAAAGCGTTACATCAATCAGTTTATGCGATTGATGAGTAATTTTAGCTATCAAGATGGTAGTGGCAAACTTACACAAGTTCCTGTTCGATACGGTGACTCTAGTCGACAAGCTGCATGGGCATTAACTAAAAACTCAGAGAACATTGTTAATTCTGCGCCTTTTATTGCCTGCTACGTTAAGGGATTAGACTACGATAGAAGTCGCATACAAAATCCATATCATGTAGATAAGATTAATATTCGAGAACGTGCGTTTGATGAAGTAGGAAATGTCTACTTAAACGAACAAGGTGAAAATTATACCGTTGAACGTTTAATGCCAAGTCCCTTTAAATTAACTTTTGTAGCAGATATTTGGACAACTAACACAGAACAAAAATTACAAATATTAGAACAGATTCTAGTGTTGTTTAATCCAGCAATGGAAATACAAACCAGTAATAATTTTATTGACTGGACTAGTTTAAGTTACGTTGAATTAACCGGAACTACTTGGTCAAGCAGACAAATTCCTCAAGGAGTTAGTAACGATATTGATATTTCCACACTAACTTTTGAAACTCCTGTATGGATCACAACTCCAGCTAAGGTTAAAAAATTGGGTATTGTTACTAAAATTATTGCTAACATTTTTACAGAACCAGCAGGTACTACATTAAGCACAGGATTAGATTTTGGTATTCCAGTAGTTAAGCATACTGTTACTCCAGCAAATCTAAGTGTATACATTATGAACAATACTGTAACACTTATCCCGCAAGGCGATCCGATTATTGGAGACGAATATACACAAATTCCTATTCCAGCAGGCCCTACGGTTAATTGGAATTCTGTATTAAATGTATATCCTGGAAAATATCGTTCAGGACTTAGTCAACTTGCGTTTACTAAACCAGACGGTACACAAGTTGTAGGTGTTATTACATTAAATCCTAGCGACGATACACAAATGTTAATTAATATTGATCCTGACAGTATTTTAAACACACCATTAACTGATTTAGCAGACATTTATACTAGAGGAACAATTAATGCAGTTATTGATCCTACTACATTTAATCCAGGCACAAACATCGATCCTGATACATGATACTTAATATTAGAAGACATAGGCAATACTGATGTAGAAAACGGTCAAGGTCCTATTGCCTGGCGCAACTCAGACAACACTGATTTTTATGCCAAGGCAAATGATATTATTCAATGGGACGGTGCTAGATGGAACGTTATATTCGCTTCTGAGAATAACCCAACTGTACTTTACATAACTAATTCATACACTGGCATTCAATACAAGTGGGATGGTGAATCATGGACCAAGAGCTACGAAGGAGTATACGATGCCGGTAACTGGCGTTTGATACTATGACAAAAATAATATGTAGTGGCGGGTTATTCCTAAGTAAAGAAACAAATAGATTTTTATTCCTATTGCGTAATCAAGGACGAACCGCAGGAACTTGGGGACTTGTTGGCGGTAAACAAGAACCAGATGATGCTACAGCATATCAAGCATTAGAAAGAGAAATTAGCGAGGAGGTAGGAAAAACTCCGCCTATTAAGAAAATTATTCCTCTTGAATTATACACTAGCGAAGACCAAAATTTTCATTTTAATACATACGTTCTTATTGTAGAAAAAGAATTTATTCCTACTCTAAACAAAGAACATGTAGGATATGCTTGGTGTGATTTAAACAATTGGCCAAAGCCATTACATCAAGGCGTAAAACGTAGCCTATCTAGTAAGATAAACAAAACAAAAATTGAAATTATTTTAGAATTACTCGGGGAATACAAGCCCTGACGGTTGCCAAGGCGGAGCAAGACTTGCGGAAGCTGGGGTAATTTGATTCTGAATCTGAGAGGCAATCATTGCCTTGTACGTATCTAAATTAGATCCTAATGCAGATGTAACCCATGTTTCTATTTGCGTAGGAGTTAATTGATCAAATTCAACAAAGTTAGAAGGATCAGGTTCACTTAATCCAACAGTATTAAACACCTGGGCGGCATGACCTTCTCCGTCAGATCCATTTAAAATAAATTCAACGTTATATATTACATTGTTCATACTGTTCAATGTAGGGTGAGCGTTAAATTTAAGAAAATCCCAAGTGTAAGTTATTGTCATATATTATTGAATAGTTTTTTCTGCTAATGGACCTTCTGGAACACTAGCTTGTTGCTGTTGTTGTACTTGTGGTACTGCTTGTTGACTAATTGTGTCGATAATAGGACGGCTGTATTTGTGTGGCAATTCATCCAATGCGGCAATAATAGTATTAATTTGACTTACTTTTAATGTAACAGTAATGTCAAAATCTTCCTGAGCAGGTTGCTGTGCTGGTGCTCCATTAGTGCCTGGTGCTGGTTGAGGGGTTGCGTTATTCATAAAAATCTCCTGAGATAGTTAATATTAATTATTTGATTTTAACCGATCTCAGACTGGTCCTGGATTAACATCAGCGGCAGTTACAACGGTACCTGTACTTGCCCACGGTAAATCTTGTGCGTGAACTTCAGTAACAGAAGATGTAATTTCTCCTAATTGCTGAGCAATTCTGTCATTAATATGAGAGGAATACTGAGGATTAGAATTAACCACAGACTGAATCCACCCAACAACATCGCTTTCTTGTAGCTGTGAATAAGGAATAAATGTGCCGGTGCTTCCAATAGCTGTAAAAGGAGTACTACCTTTAAATGTGCCAGTATTGCCGCTTTCGTCGGTGCCGGACAGAGTCCAGTGAGTTTGAATAACTGAATTGGTAAAAGTACCTTCAGTTGCTATTTTAACTTTGTCTACACTCCAGGTGTATGTAATTGCCATGTTTATCTCCTAATCAAGCTATATATTTATGCCCCCGGGGCTACATTCGGTTTAGGTAGTGTAGCGTCGATCGGAAGAGGTCTTTTAGCATCATTACCGATTTTTGGAATAGTAGATGCTGATGATAATCCGTGTGTTTTAAAGATTACATTCCACAAATCTTGAATGATTTCTGGTTCTTGACTAACGTCAGAATCTTGATATAATCTATACACATTGGTGTTAGAAATTGGAAAATGTGGATCATTTGAACCAGGGTCATCAACTGTAATAGTTGTATGAATCCATAGAGCATGTGGTTCATCCATAGGATCTCCGTTTGCTCGAGATGTCTCGGCAGTATATCTAATTTGATCAATTGTTGTTGTTTTAGTTATTGCCATTTATCAGCTTCCTTACCATTTCTTTTAAGTCATCAATTTCGTTTTGTTGTTCTTTGATAGCTTCTATTAGAAGACCTACGGTATTTGCGTAGCTCAATCCATACATATCTGTTTCTTCATTGTATGTAACCAATTCTGGAACAACTTCGTTAACTTCCTGAGCAATTAACCCTAGTTGACGCATTGTACGTTTAACTTGTGGGTTACCCTCTAAGTCTTCATTTTCTACTTTTTCGTAGTATACACCACGTAATTGCTTAACTTTATTTAATGCGTTATCAATTGTGACGATATTTTTCTTGTATCGTGAGTCAGAAGTTGCGTATACGTTACCCTGGGCATAAATGCTACCAGTTGAGAAAATACGATATCCGTTATTACCACTAGTACCAAAGTTAGAGTTACCAGAGTTATATGTCCAGTATACTAACCAACCCCAAGATTGGTCATATAGTCCAATATCTGTACCGCCACGACCCATTAGGGTAAACGAAGCGTCTACGTTATATCCTTGCCATCCGCTACGTCCGCCTGAGTATGTACTTACGTTACCATAAGATCCGCCTTGGTTCTCTGGCCACCATAATCCGTGTCCATAACTTTCGCTATACAATCCAGTACCGCCTTGAGCACGGAACCAGTTGTTTGCGTGAACTGTAGAAATATAGCTGTCTGATCTAGGAACAATATAGTAACCGGTGTTAGCAGAGTCATAATAAATCGGTGACTGCATTGCGCCGTTGGCCCAAACAGTTGATCCGTTATCCCAGTGTAAGTTCCATCCTACATAACTTGTGGTATTACCATAACCTAAATACCATGCGTTAGCAGATAAGTTAGTTACAAGACCCCAATACGTTGAAGCATTGTTAATTGCTAGAGCACTACCGTTATTGCTGTATGCGTTGGCTTGATGTGTTGCGCCGGCAGCTGTAGTAATATAATAGAATACAGATGTACTAGGTGGATTTAAGTAGTAGCTAGTATTGTTGTTTAGGTACATGACACCGTTGGTGACTTTTTGTATATCCCAACTTGCCCAGTTACCGTTTAAGAAACCATAGCTACCGCCGCCGTTACCGTATAATTGATATCCAAATTGTCCACCACTACCGATACCTAAAATACCAGTATCGCCTTGACTTGATTGAACTTGTAAGTTACCATTACCGCCATTAGAAACAGTTTTACTTGCGCCAAATTGAACTGCCGACAATACACTTGTACTGCGAGGTATTAAGTAATAGGCTGTATTTTGCGAGTCGTAAACTGTGCCGCCTACGTAAATTGGGCCGTTACGATAGTAGTTAATATATGCGCCATAGCTTGCGCTAGCAGATTCGTAATGTAAGTTACCGTTAGTTGCCGCAATTTGAGCAATACCCGAACCTTGGTCAATACCATTGCCACCGATATGGAACTGTGCTGACCAGGAAGGGTTAGGACCAAAACGTATACCGTTATATGTAAAGCTGTTGTAACCGGCCGGATTCATGTAGTAACCGGTGTTACCATAAGCATAAACATAGCTATGGTATGCGGCTTGTCCAGTTAATACTGTATACGGACCTAATGCTAGTCCAACGTCAGTTGCTCCACTCCATGTTGGAGATCCCCATGAAGTACCGACTTGGTCAAGTCTTATTAAGTGGCCGCCGTTACTACCTAAACCCCACCATCCTGCTCCACTCCAGTTAGAAACAAACGCCGCTTGTGTTGTATAAGTTGCACTTGGGTTACCAATTACACCGTAACCGTATAAAGAGTTAATTACACTTTCGCCACTAGCTTTTAGATAATATGTTGTATTAGCATTGTCATACATATTACCGCCAACATACAAGTTGCCAGTAATAGTTAAGTTACCTGATGCGCTACCGCCGCCTGTGATTGTACCGGCAGAGTTAGCATAGTTAGAAGTATCAGCATACCCGGCGTAGATTTTACCCCAACCTGTCCATGTTCCGTTTTCTTTAAATCGAATGTTTAAGTAAGGATTGCCATAACCATAACGGTTAATAGCAGTTTGCATTGCGTAACTGCTGTAGGCATAGTCGTTGCCTAGGCCTTGGTTCATTACATAGTACTGATATAACCCGCCTGGTCCGTCTGTTACTGCGCTATCTTGATGTACAAAATAGAAACCATAGCCTGCTGGACCAGAGAAGCTTTGATAAGTAGTATGATTGTAACCTTGATTATTAAACAGTTGACTACGTGTTACGCTTGCGCCAAAACCAGAATCATATAATGCTGTAGAATATCCACCTGCGTTACCTGTAATGCTACCAGTAATTGTATTTGAAACTGTTAGGCCTGAGAATATACTTGTACCAGCTGGTTTAGCATAATATGATGTATTGCTTGAATCATAAAAATACGGTGCTCGCATATCTGTAACAGCATAAGCAGAACCGTTAACGTTTAATTGATATGTTGCGGCAATTGTTGTACCAATAACTGTGTTACCAGTATTATTTTGAATCGAAAATACGTTTGTACCTGCTGATGTACTTGTAGCATAACGGAAGATCCAACCGCGACTACCTGTGTCCATTACAAAGTAAGTGGCATAGTCACTATTAACACCGCCGTGTGTTCCGTATGTACCAACTGCCTTAAACATCATGTTAGATGTTGTACCAGCGATAGTAGTCCATAAACTTACACCGTTACCAAAAGATGTGCTGTCTCCGTTTTTGTTAGTAGCAATACCACCTACTAAAGTTAAGTAGTATAGGTATGAGTTAGCACTAGGCTGTAAGTAATATGCGTTATTAGAATAATCGTAGAAATATGTAGCGTAGATAGGACCGTTAAAGTTACCAGTAACTTGACTGTTTGTAACATATCCTACGTCATTAGTTAACTGACTTAATTTAGTTAAGTTTTGTGCGTTCCAGTCTAGTACATACGCACTACCTGTATAATAGTACGGTTGTTTGTCACTGTTCTGAATCTTAAATCCAGTACCAGAAGTGCTATTCCAGAAATAAGCATCAGTAGTCGAAAACTGTACATAACCTACAGTGGTACCGTTGCTTTGGAAAAGCATTTGCGGATTAACTTGCGTAGTGTTTAAATATAATCCGTCAGTTGCGTTGGTACTATGTGTAAATCTACCAGTAACGTCAATTAAACCACCTAAGGTAGAAACACCGCCGTTTGGTCTAAATGCTATTTGAGTAGCATCAAATTCCATTGGGCCATATGTAGAATTTCCTCTATTGTAACTAATACCATATGCGGTTGTGCCGCCTATACCAATTTCAAAAGCTAATGCGGTATCTTGTGCGCTACTATACCAGCCAGTGGCACGTATTTGTCCACCAGAACTAATTGTTGCCGCAGATCCTAAGTTACCGGTAAATCTTCCTGTTCCTGCAACGTCAAGCATATATGCTGGAGTTGTTGCCGCACCAACTTTAACGTTGCCGCCGCCAGATCCTAAGAATGTATATCCACCGCCACCTGCTATATCAACGTTACCTGCTACATATTTTTGTAGGTATGTTACACCAGAAGCAGTAGCCGATTCGATCGCAATATCGCCTTGACCATAACCTTTAATGTTAGCCGCTGTAGATGATCTATCAAAATATGTAAGGTAATTTGTATGGTCTGTTAAATCGATAACTGTTGCTTGAACAATGTAAAATATTAACGGACTGCCTGATGATGGAGCAGGACTACCTGAAATATAAAAATAGTTAGTAGACGCAAATGTTCCACTATCACCAGTCATTACCACGTAAGCGTATTCTTCCCACTTACCTGTACCCACGTTGTTTGTTAACCAATAAGTTTGACTGTTATTACCAATACCGTTTGATGCCCAGTTAATTGTATAACCAACTGGCAATAATGTTTTAAATGTTGCTACTAGTACTCTATTCGGACTAGTACCTGTACTAAATGTAAATCCGCCAAAACCCGGACTTTGTGAGTTACCAGCAATTCTAACTTGTAGAGCATAGTTACTTCCGCCTAATCCGTTAGCGGTTGCGTTAGGGGATCCTACAGGAGCAGTGATCCTTGTAATTGTAACGTTACCTGATCCGTTATTATCATAAACAGAAATACCGTTTAAGCCGCTGTAAAAGTTTTCATCAGGATATAATCTCTTACCACCAATACCTGCGGCAGTATAACCAATTGTTGGAGCACCTGCTAGGTTAGTATCTCCTGGTGTATACCAATTTGTTCTATTATTGAATTTTAATCCGCCAGGGGCACCGTACCCTGTTGCTCCAACGTTAAGGTTAGCACCATCATAAGTAAATCCACTTGAACCGGATAATACTCCAGAACCGTTTACATATATAACTTGGTTGGCGGAGCCTGCCGATACACCAGCACCAGTTGAACCAGCAACACCAGTCGCGCCTTGTGGTCCAGTGGCACCAGTAGCACCAGTTGATCCTAATCCTGTGGCACCAGTTGGGCCAGTAGACCCAGTAGCACCGTTAGATCCGTTTGTACCTTGTTGTCCAGTAGCACCAGTAGCACCTGCCGAACCAGCAGATCCAGTTTGTCCTGTCGCCCCAGTTTGTCCTGTTGCTCCAGTGGCACCTTGTGCTCCGGGTGTACCTGCTGTACCAGCACTACCTGTCGCTCCGGGAGCTCCCGTTGCGCCTTGAGGACCTGTGGCACCTGTGGCTCCGATAGCACCTGTGGCTCCTGTACCACCGCCTTGTCCACTTACACCAGATGCCCCTTGAGGACCTGTAGCACCTGTTGCACCAATAAATCCAGATGCTCCTGTAGCACCTTGATTACCAATAACGTTAAAAATCCATGAAGCGTATGTACCTGCTCCGCTAACCGCAACAACGTTAACTGTAATTGTTAAGCTGATAGGGTTAACTGAGGTAACCATACCCTGCATGTTAATTGTAGGAACAGTTTGATAATTTACACTAACATAAGTACCTTGTTGATACGCACCAAGTTGGTTAACTGCCCATGTTTGAGAACCTAATCCAATTGTTACAGCAGAGGTAGAAGTGACATTATTATAACCTGGTCCAGTTGCTCCAGTTGCTCCAGTAGAACCAACAGTTCCCGAACTACCTGCGCTACCTGTAGCACCTATCGGACCGGTAGCACCAGTTGCCCCTAACGGTCCTGTAGCACCAGTTGATCCAGTTGCCCCTGGATTTCCGCTAGGGCCAGTAGCACCTGTAGCACCAGTAGAACCTTGTGTACCACCAGTACCTGCTTGTCCTGTTGCTCCTACAGGGCCAGTAGCACCTGTAGATCCCGTAAAACCAGTTGCGCCAGTTGATCCAGTTGCCCCTGTATAACCAGTTGCGCCCGTAGCTCCTGTAGCACCAATATATCCCGTAGCACCTGTAGCACCTGTAGCACCCGCAGGACCAGTTGATCCCGAATTTGCTGGTGTAAAATAAAGGTTACCTGTACCGTCTGTAGCAATAACGTTACCAGATGCCCCCGCATTCGCAGGCAAGGTAAGAGATACTGTCCCCGTACTAGGAGATTTTAAGGTTATTGAGCCTGAGGCGCCGGTATCGAAATTAATTGACATATTGCTTTACTATATCCATATTTATTGTTTCTAAATTACTCAATCTGTAACCTCGACAGTTTCTATTTTTGCTACAAATCTTACAGTTGAACCGTTGCTATTAGCGGTAAATTGTAAGGCTCCATTTACAGTATCAGCTGTTACGTTACAATCAAATCCTGATTGACTTGACCATAATTTTGTTTTATTCACAACTTTCAACGAAGTAGTTCCTACGTTTGCGTACTGTGAAATTACACCTTCAAATAACCAACCTGCTTCGTCATTACTTGTTGTAGAACGAGCAGTAACAGTTGCTCTAAATGTGTATGTAGAGTTAGCTGGTAAGTTAATTTGGTTAGTTGTAACAACACCTAACCCAGTTGTAGTTAAAATACCAGTACCGCTAGTAACTGTACGTAATACATATACAGAAGTTTGTGCGTCTCCAGCAGTAGCAAAGTTTCCGCCTGCTATTACTTGTACAGGATTCAAGCCTCTAGTTGTAGCACCTGCGCCTGTTAATACTGCAACACCAATAGTAGCAGTTCCACTAACTGTTAATGCTCCAGCAAATGTAGCAGTAGTAGCAGTAGTAATTCCGCCAACACTTAAATTGCCGCCAATATTAGCATTGCCGCCTATGCCAACTCCGCCACTTACAACTAAAGCACCGTTGCTTGTTGCTGTACTTGTTGCTGTGCTTGTGAAGTTTACAAGACCTGCGACAGTTAATCCGCTTTGATCAGTTTCGCTACCTAATAATAATAAGTTGCCGCCAATACTTAAATTGCCGCCAATGCCTACTCCGCCTGCTACAGTTAGAGCACCTGTTGTTGTGCTTGTACTGCCTGATGTATTTGAAATACTAATTCCGTAAGTTGTACTATTGCCACGGCTTGTTACTGTTTGTAATGTACCTGTATTCCAAATTGTAACTACGCCCGATGCTGTTGTAACTGCGGTATCTGTACCGGCAACAATAGTAACAACACCAACGCCACCTGTACCTAATGTAGCGGTTGTAACTACTTGTGCGCCACCCACAAAAATTGCGTAGCCACCCACATATAAATTTCCGCCAATTCCGACACCACCAGCAACTGTTAATGCGCCATTAGTAGATGTTGTAGAACTTGTTAAGTTTGTAATCTGTGTCGGACCAACTAACGTAGTTGTACTTGATACATTTAATTGTCCGCCAATCCAGACATCTTTAATAATACCAGCACCCCCGGCAACTTGTAAATCACCAGAGTTAACATTGATTGCGTTATTTCCGCTTTGTAAACTCATTGTGCCGAACATAGCACCGCCTAGTGTATAACCAGTAAACGGATTACTTTGACCAATTTGACCAATTTGCTGTGTTCTTGTAACATACATAAACTTCTCAGTGCTACGCTGCATACCAAAGAATGCGTGTGTATCACCGGATGTGTTAGTTAAAGTATTATAATGAATTAAAATACCTTTATCTAATCCGTCATCTGTTGCTAGAGGACCTAGATATTCTGGACTACCAATGTTAATAACAGGATCACTAATACTCATCGAACTTGTCGATAGAATAGTTGTTTGTGTTCCTAATACTGTTAGGTTACCAATAATAGTCTGATTGCCACCAACGTATAAGTTTTGACCAACATAGGCACCACCAGTAACTTGTAGAGCACCACTATTTGCTGTTCCACCTGTTGATGAATTAGTAATATAGATAGCGTTAGTTGTGGTAGACCCTCTATTAGTAATAGATTGTAGTGTACTTGTGCTCCAGATATAAACTGTTGTACCACTTAATGTGCTTGCTGTATCTGTACCTGCTACGATTGTTGTAACACCAAACTGATTGATTGTTGCTGTAGTAATAATTACAGCACCAGCAATAGTTGATGTTCCACCAATGTTAACACTACCTTGAATTCCAACACCACCTGCTACAGTTAGAGCACCTGTTGTTGTACTTGTACTAGACGCTGTGCTTGTAATATTAACCGGAACATAGAATATATCAGAAGTTGTTGAGAATATAGCATTAGTGTTACTTGCTATTGTTACAACAACTTTGTGTACAGTACCAGAGTCAGTTACAG